GAATCCATAATGGAACTGCACAATGTTTCCTCGCGCATCTCTCACAGTGCCATCAAACTGCACAGTCAAGTCTTCCATGGCCTTGATCAACTGTCTTTGAATATATCCTGTATCAGCCGTCTTTACAGCTGTATCAATCAACCCTTCACGACCTGACATAGCGTGGAAGAAGAATTCCTGAGGAGTTAGACCACGAATGAAGCTGCTCTCAACAAAGCCTCTCGCTTCTGCGCCATCATCGTATTTCTTGTAATGAGGCAATGTGCGATCTGAGAAACCATAAGGAATGCGCTTTCCTTCAGGAGCTTGCTGACCTACACAAGCCATCATCTGCGCAATGTTAATTGTAGAGCCTTTGGAACCTGCTTTCACCATGGCTGTGAGACGGTTCTCTTGTGCCAAGGATTTCAAACCTGTTTTGCCTGCCTCTTCTGTGGCTTTGTTCAGAGAACCAATGACACGACTCTCAAATTCCTCCTGGTTTGTCTTTCCTGTATTGTTGTCAAAGAGATCCAAGTGGACTTGAAGAATAATATCCTCAATCTCCTTTTTCTTCTTCTTGATATTCTCTTCAATCTGTCGATTGGTTTCATCATCTGCCACAAGATCTGAAATTCCTACACTGAAACCATTGTAGACTAAGAATTGTTCTACTGTATTCTGCATAGAATCAATCAAATTCACAGTATCTTTTGGTCCATAGTCATTATAGGTCACGTGGATAATACCTTTGGAAGGCTTGGAGAAGATGGATTTATCAAAGATACCTTGTAAGATATTTCCTTTAATAATCATCACTTCATTCTCTGGAATCTTATTATCAGAATAAGAATCATTCTTCATCTTGAGATTGATAGGAGGCATCAATTGAGAAAGCACTTGTTGTCCTGACCAATGAGAAACTCCTGTCTCATCCGTTTTCACTGGCTGAGGAACAAGCCCTTCAAAGCGACGATTCCACATCATCAAGTTCATGAATTCACGACGATTAAATTCTACATTTGGTCTTGTAATACGATAAGAGCCTACCAGAGTATCTTGAACAATACCAATCACAGGCTTTCCATTACGGGGTGACACAATCTGATAGGGGACGGCTGCAATCTCCATCAATTCTGTGCTCGCTTCATAACTCTGAGGGATGTGAGCATTCATTTCATCACCATCAAAATCAGCATTGTAAGGAGCTGTGACTGATACATTCAAACGGAAAGTATTGTAAGGAAGCACCTTCACTCTGTGACCCATCATGGACATTCTGTGAAGTGTCGGTTGACGGTTGAACAAGATAATATCTCCATCTGCCAAATGACGATTGACAGTATCACCAAGATGGAGAACAATATCATTGCGATTCACATGCTTCAAACTAATTGTATGGCCATTGCGCTGAACAATTGTCTTTGCTCCTGGATGCACATCCGCACCATTTTGGATTAATTTATACATTTGTTTGATATTGTAAGGAGTGACACGCTCAGGCACACTCAAGTTCTTCGCAATCTTCTCAGGAACACCAATTTCACCAATGGACAAATTTGGATCGGGTGTAATGACAGAACGGGCTGAGAATTCCACACGCTTTCCTTGAATATTGTATCGGATACGACCTTCCTTGGATCCAAGACGCTGTTGGATAGACTTGAGTGGACGACCTGATCTCTGTGCGGAGGGGGCCACACCAGGGATTTGGTTGTCGACTAAAGTGGCCACGTGATATTGTAAAATGGCCATGTATTGATCAATAATATGTTTTGGTTGATTGGAATTGATTTTGTCTTGAAGAGCTTGATCGTTCTTGATGATATCAAATAGCTTATGAGTCAAATCATCTTCTGAGCGCTGATTGTTATCTTGAATGACAGATGGACGCACTTGCGGAGGAGGAATTGGCATCACTGTGCAAATCATCCAATCAGGACGGCACCAGAAACGATTGAGACCCATGAAGTCTACATCTTCGTCAGTAATACGACGGAAGAGACGTAGAACATATTCCACTTCCAAGGGTTGCTTTTGTTTGGTTGACTCTTTGATATCTTTGATAGCAGCACCCTCAATATTGTCCCATTCTGCTACAATTTGTGCAATGCCTTCTCGTGTAAATTTTGTTGGTTTTCTCGCACCGCAACCATCTTCTGTCTCTTGACCACAACGACTGATATCTTTGCACTTACTGAGAATCTCACGCCAGCGAGCTTCTCCACGACGTTTCAGAATATTCTTATGAAGATTCTTGTCCACGAGTAATTTGGAACAACGAATACAGACGCATTGTAAGACATTCATGATCGTTTCAAAGAACTGAATGTAGTAGACAGGTCTTGAAAGACGGTAATGGCCAAAATGGCCGGGACAGTTGTGGTTGGTTTGACCACAAGACCGACATGTTTTTCCATTGTCCAAGACACCCATACGTGGATCAAAGAGACCTCCAACCTTTGGCTCATTTCCTTCATATGTTTGATATGTTGTGACCTCTACAACAGAGCGACGCTCGATTTCTTCAGGGCTGAAGATTCCAAATTGAATCCCCACAACGGGTTCTATTTCAGAGCTTGGTTTCACTAGACCACTCGGCATTCTCTCTTTTTCCTTAAAGATTTCTATTTTCAAAACTTTAGCCTCAATTTTTTGGGGAGCAAGAATTTTCTGTTTAAGCCTTTTGCAACATATCCTCTAGTTCTTTCGCATTATACTCACCACCAGGCATGGATGTTGAACTAGACAGGAAAACAGTCAATGCCTTCGAATGAATATGAAGATTTACGAGAGGAATATGTTGTTGTCCAGCCAGAACAAACGGAAACCAATAAGAACGAAGTTGTATCCAACCAAACTTTGTTTCATGAATAGTATAGAGTGCTGATTCATTCACATATCCAACAGTATTGAGTCCATTTGTATTTCGTGGATCAATGCCTCCAAGTCCTTGTCCATATGCAATGGCATCAAAGAGAATGGGAAAGTCTGGATGACTTAAGAAGGCTGTTTCCTCTGCTTTGGCTGTATGACCTATCTGTGAAGAACGATTCCGAAGAGGTGTGTTACAACTGTGAGGAACAACAGGATATGGAAACACTTTTTCAGGATGTTCCAGCCTGTATTTTCCAAGAATCTTCATATCACTTAGATATTCCTTTCGCAAACAGTCTAGCATATATCCTGTAAAATCAGAAATGGCTTGCATAGTTCGGAAGAAAACAATGCTTGGATATCCTTGTTCTAAATTATCAAAGGGAACCGCCATTCCCTGTGAAAAGAGTTTTTCTGTTGTTTCTACAATTTGAAGAGGAACATAGACCATATTATCTGTTTCAATCATATACAGTCCTCGACAGCCATATTGAAGACAGTAATTTTCCAAAATGAAAAACCGTTCAAAGACATATTGCCAGTAGGATTTTCGGAACTGTAAATCGACCATTCCAACAATTTTGTCTAGAAATTCTCTATATTTTTCAGTTTGTTGGAGATTTTCTATAAAAACAGGATTCACTGTGTAAAGATCTTTCAATTGTGCACAACGAGAAGAATGGCATTGATTCACAATCAAAACAATCTCTGCAGAGTGTGAAGGATTTACAATTCGTGCCTGTTTTATACAATCTTCCAAATAATGTGGCCATTGGCTTCCAATATGGAGAATGACAAGTGTTGGCATCTGTTCAAAATAAAAAAACAGGTTTAGACCTAAATCTTTCAAAAGAACCTATTCAGATGGCGTTTTATAGAGAAAAAGATGGAAACATATTCCGTGAATATTTGATGGAAGGCAGTGTTGAGACATATGTAACAGAAAAAGCAACTCTTGAAATTGTTCCTTCGAAAGAATTTGGTAATATCTTGTTTCTTGATGGTGAACTAGAACTTGCGCGCAAAGACGAGTATATCTATCATGAAATGCTAGTCCATCCTGTGATGAGTATAGATTCTCAACAAGAGATTTGTATCGTAGGAGGTGGTGATGGATGTTGTGCACGAGAAATTCTGAAATGGAACTCAGTCAAATCCATTGATCTGTTTGATTGGGATGAGAGATTGATCGATCTTTTTACTACGACTTATTCTGCTTGGAATTTACAAAGCCTTTCCAATGCAAAAGTAAAGATTCATCCTCAAAATGTATTAGATATTGTATTTGAGAAACAGTATGATGTTGTCTTTGTGGATTTGGTAGATCCAAATTATGAGGATATGACTTCAAGAGAGCTTTGGCAAACATTTATTCCAATGCTTCCTTCCCTTCTCAAACCAATGAGTTCTCTTGTGATCAATGGAGGTGGCATTCGCCCTTGGAATACAAAGAATGTAGAATGGCTTCTTCTGCTTTTGTCAAATGCCTTTGAATCAAATGAGACTCACACAATTGAAGTGTATAAAACGTTTGTCCCTTCCTTTCAAGCGGATTGGTGCTTCTTTTTGATAAAACCAATTGGCTCCAAGGTCCATGATTCTCTCTTTAACAATGATTCACATTTTCGATATATGGACACCTCTGCTTGGTCCTTGGCGACGACATGGCCAAAGGATTATGAAGGATCTCTTCCATTGAAACCCGTAAAAGTCAGAGGATATTTGCCACCCCTCTAAATAGAAAATGCCAGATACATATTATCGTCTTGAATTATTGGTGAACAAGGATGCAGCAGATCTATATAAAAACGTTGAAGATAGATCGGATGACAATGCTGGATTTGACATGTTTGTGGCAGAGAAATGTGAAACAAAGGCAGGACAAGTCAGTCTCTTAAATCTAGGCTGCAAAGCTCGTATGGTAAAATGTTTTCCGGATAGTCTGGAGTTAGAGCAAGATGTGCCTTATTGGTTAGCACCGCGTTCTTCCATTTGGAAATCAGGTGTTGTGCAAGCAAATAGCATTGGAATTATTGATAAATCATATCGTGGTGTTCTGATGGGTGCTGTCATTCCTATTTACAAAGCATCCGGTTATTGGTCAAATATGTCTGGAACAGCTAGTTCAGGCTCTTATGTATGGATGAACTGTGATTCCAAAGACACTGGTAATCCAATCATTGAGAGAGGGCAACGACTCTTCCAGATTGTAGCTCCCGATATGGGGCACATCAAGGAAGTGCGCTTAGTGGAGAGTCTTCCTGAAACAGTCAGAGGGGAAGGAGGATTTGGCTCGACTGGTAAGTAGAGACAGTTACGACTGAAAGGAGTTTGGCTCTTTTGGCCATTAAAGTAGAATGAAGGAGAATGTTGTTCTCTCTCTTGGAATTTCCTTAGGAATTCAATGGGTTTCTTTTTTTATGAATATCTTTGGTCTCTTTCAAAGTATCCCAGTGAAAGATTTTGTCCTCAAAGAGATATTGGGATTAGAAACTCTTGTGCAAGCAATTGAATTGGGTTTTTACAGTTGGTATAAAAACCATATTCAGACAGAAATTATTGATGTTACAAAATTCAGATATTATGATTGGTTTTTGACAACTCCGATGATGTTGTTTTCAACAATGGGATTCTATGAATATCTGAAACCAACAACTACTCAACCTATGAGGCTTCTACCTTTCTTCCAACAGAATTCAACTTCAATTGTCTTCATTTTGTTTATGAACTTTTTAATGTTATTCTTTGGTTACCTCCAAGAATTAGGACTTATCTCTCTGGTGAGTTCAAGTGTGTTTGGATTTGGCGCTCTCTTTGTCAGCTTCTTTACGATATATAAACAATTTGTAGAAGAGGCACCCAAACAGTTTATTTTCTTTTTTATCTTCTTTGTCTGGTCCCTCTATGGAATTGCAGCTATGTTTAAAAATCACTGGAAAAACACTTCCTACAACATTTTGGATGTCTTCGCGAAGAACTTCTATGGTATTTATCTCTCTTATTTTATTTACACATTATCTCAAAATACAGTAGGAAATGTATCGCCGTGAATTAACTATCTTATCTATTCTTGCATTTGTCGTGGCTCTTGCTCTTACTGCCTTAGGAGGATGGTCTGATATGCTAGGAAGACCCTTTGTTGTATCAAAACAACATGCTTGGAATGATGGATTGTTTATGATCTTAATTGCAATCTTTCTCTTGCTGCTTGCTCAAGGATTAAAATGAAGATTTGAAAAGAAAAGAGAATTCTATGCCTCCTCTCTTTTTTTTATATTTTTGAGTAGATATGTCACAACTCTTGACAGAGGAAGAGATAAATGAAATTCAAAAGATTCCACTTACAAAGATAAAAGGTTCTGGAGCATTCGGGCAAGTATTTGAAATTATATACAAAGGAAAAAAATATGCTATAAAGAAAATTAATCCTGAGATGGAGACCGAGGAACAGTTTTTACGAGAGGTTGCGATTCATAAAGAACTAAGTTCAAACCCTCTTACTAAACAATATGTTCCTATTTTCTATGGCTCATATGAAAACGATGGTTATTATTTTATAGTAATGGAATATTTAGAGGGTTTCGATCTTTATGAAGTTTGTAGGTATTATGGAAAACTTCCAAAAGATCTCATTCACAGCATTCTTTCACAAATAAAAGTTATACTCGAAGCATTTCATTCATTAGAGATTGTATTTCTTGATTTATATAAACATAACATATTTATTGAAATAGATGAGAATCGTATTACGGGTGTAAAACTAATTGATTTTGGTATGTCAAAGAAAGTCGGTGATCCTGGTTATGAGGTGAATGAAATAGTAAAAGAATCAATGAACTGGAATAACTATGAAAGACTTACAGAGAGTCTTAATAAGTATTGCAAAGAAGAGAATACAGATAAAAAAGGTGGCTATACGAAAAAACAGAGGCGCACACGTAAATTAAAATCAAAACGCAGAAAAACAAGAAGACTTCATCGATATGGTAAAAAATGAATTGAACTTTGCCAAACTGTTTAGCATACAATGAGTCTCAATATAGTTCTTGGTCCAATGTGGGCAGGCAAATCTTCTTATATCCTCAGTAAAATCCGACGATATAAGGCGATTGGATGGGATGTGTATGTGATTACAAATTCATTAGATCATCGATATGGTCACTTTGTTCTCTCTACACATGACAATGAGCAGCATTCGGCGGTATCCGTCAGAAGTCTGCTTCCCTTGAGAACAGAGGAAAAATACAAAGAAGCCAAATTGATTATTTTGGAAGAGGCACAATTCTTTCAAGACTTAGTGAACTTTGTCTTGAAAGCAGTGGAAGAAGATGGGAAACATGTCATTTGTGTTGGATTAGATGGAGATTCGGAACGAAGACCCTTTGGAGATATTCTCAAACTAATTCCTTATTGCGACACAGTGGAGAAAATCACTTCACTCTGTTCCGAATGTGGAGATGGAACACCCGCTCTCTTCAGTTATCGCAATGCACCTTGTGAAGAACAAGTGGCAGTAGGAGCAGAAAATATGTATACACCTCTTTGTCGGAAACATTATCTAAAAAAAAAGGAAAATGAGACCTAGAGATGGGTTATAACGACGCAAAACAATGTCCTTGGTGTCAGCGGTGGTGCTTGAAAGATAGAGCTTGTTCTTATATTTTTGCATGTGGTCTTGATGAACATCATAAGTTTCATGTAGGTCTTGGTTGTGGTAGATCATGGTGTTGGGATTGTGGAAAGAAGTATTGTAGTCAATACTATGATCCAAAAACAGGTGAGCTACTCAAAACAGCAAAAGATAAACACACACCGTTCTGCTGTAAGGAAGAGCAAGGTTTCCGACAAGAGGACTATTGTGCAGGGGGTCATTCTGGCCATTGTCCAAAGCGGTGGTAGCCTAAAATAATTTATACTGTATAACTATCAAACTGGCGAAACTTTTGTGGATTCCTTTCCGGTTCTTACCCCGGTTTTATAGTTCTAGACCTGTGCTTCAAGCAGACACAGCATTGCTCCTTTCTGAATACAGAAACACCCCTTTCACACTCGAGGATGGATATTCTGAATGGAAGGGAGACGGTGGTTTGTTATTGCTTGAAAAAGAGAGCCATCTTTTGGGATTGTTGCAGATGAAAAAGAGCCGAACGTTTTGGGAATTATCTTCTTTTGTCATACACAATCAACACCAAAGAAAAGGCTATGGAAAAGAGATGCTAGAGTATTGTCTAGAAAATACAACTTTACCAGTTTGTCTACGAGTGAAGCAGGAAAACCCTGCGCAGCTGCTATATGAATCCCTTGGATTTGAAACAGAAGGGTATAGGAATGGTAGATATTTCATGAAACATATGAAATGAAATCTATAAGCGAATTAGGATGGGTCTTTTCAAAGATCAGACAATTAAAACAATCTTTTTTTGTTTGATACTTGCTTGCCTTGTATACATATATATAGTTTATCAAAATCCAACTGTTGTAAATGAAGGTTTTACTACAAGTTCTCCTGCTATACCCTTGGATGCTGAAAATCCAACATTAACCAATGGACAAATTTATGGTTCCGTTCCTGCTGCTGCATCCGTTTCGATTTTTACAAAAAAAGATACACGTGACAAAGCAAACAAGGAAGATTTGCCCTTTGACAAAGCCACAGGAAAATATTTTATTGAAACTTTGACTGTGAATTTGAATCCTGATCCAAATGATATTCAAACTGTTTTGGAAAAGACATTTGCTGTTGAAGGATTTGCATCTCCACAGGAAATTGCCGCTACTGCTGCTCTTGATCAAGCACAAAAAGTTGTGCAAGAAAAAGTGCAAGATAAACTGTTAAAAACAAAACTTGGTGAAAAAGCAGCCAATCTTGCTGTAAAAAATATTGCCAAAGCAAATACTGCGATTACTTCCAAACTTGGAAATCGTGTTGGATCCAAACTAGCAAAGAAACTTGCTGAAAAAACAGCCTTGAAAATTGGTGCATTAGTTGGGAAACGCGCTGCAACTGCAACAGCCATTGGTGCTGTTCAAACAGCTACCCCTGATCCCTCTGGTCTTTCACAGACATTTGGTGTTATTTTAACAGTGATTGGTGCTGTTGGGTTGACAGCTCAAATTGTTATATCCAGTGTTCTCAAAGGCGAAGAAGGATTCTGTCCAACAGGATATGATCGTTTGAATGGCTCTATTCCAGAGTTCTTAACAAAAGTGCCAGGCATTGGAGATATTCTAGATGTGATGGGTGCTTATGTGTGTTATAGAAATGCATGTGAACCAAATGAAGATGAAGATGCTGGCTTGTGTTATGATAAATGTGACAAAGGATACAAAGGAATTGGTCCTGTTTGTTGGGCGAATTCTAATAATGTAGGGGTAGGACAATTGAAAGAGTGTCCTCCAGGATGGACAAATGATGGGTTAACATGCCGTGAACCAATTTCAACATCCATTGAACCTTGTCCTGCAGGATCCAGAGATGTCGCTGGAACTTGTTGGGGCAAATCAAGAACCTGTGTAGGGGGTTGTGGAGGAAATTGTGGGAGATGGAGATGTTGTGGATGTTCCTGGTCGTATGATCGTGATGTTGTGACAAAGAATTTAGGTGAGCGCAATATGAAAACATCAGGAGGAGCTGTCAAAGGCCGCGCAGCAGGATCTGATTTACCTTGTCCAAAGACACATCCAAATCAAGTGGATGGACTCTGTTATGCAAACTGTCCAGCAGATACACCGAATCGCGTTGCAGGAATGCCTTATCTTTGTTCTGCAGCAACCTCTGTAGGTGATGGAAGAGGAAAGACATCCTATGGTCGTGGTGTAGGAAGGCCCAAGTTGAAGATGAAGCCTGTGGAGAAAGATCCAACACCTGTTCCTCCTCCCCCTCCTGAGAGCTCTTCTGCAGCATTTGCAGCCGATCCGAAAACAACCTGCAAAGCTGACTTCTCTACTACACCGATGCTCAATCAAATGGCATCTTTCTATTACAAGTCCGCTGCGAAAGTTCCTGAAATTGTCAGTCGTGGAATTAGAATCACCTATATTTCCAGAATTTCCAAAGTCATTGCCAGCAGTGAACAATCTTGTGATGTCTTATGTGATATTACAACGATCACATTGCCAAATGCTACATCCAAAGTTCCTAGTGCAACAACAACTGTCAAAGACAAGACACGTCGCTTCTACTTTGCAAAGATTGCGAGCAAATGTCTGTTTGTTGTCACTGCTGCGACCAATATTGATGACACAGGTAAGGAATTATCATTCCCTGATGCGACACCGATCAGTGTAAATTTCACTTATAATCCATTTAACTAAAACGAAAACTTGTTTGTTGTTTCTAATATATAAGGTAATGTATAGATTGAAACCAATCCTGTCAAAGCAACAAGGTGAGAAGGCGTCTCTTTCAAGATCATTGCGAGAATAGCAGACGCAAGAACCATCGCAGCATCTGCTACAAGAATCTTGCCACCTCCTGAGGCAGCATAGTCCTGGAACACATCAATCATGCGATTGTGTCCTCTTGGAATTGGCTTAATGACACAGAGATAGAAGAAAATATCATGGACAAGTTGTATAGCAACAAGGAGACCAAGGAAAAGACCAAGATTAAATCCTTCCGTTTTTAAAGGTTCAAAATATTTATAAGCATAACGAGCAAGAGCAAATCCAATTGCTATAATAAAGACATCGGAGATGACAGCACTTAGACCAAATTGCTCATACCATATATTCAAACTCTTTCCTAATATATCAGGAAAGTAGCGTGTAAAGAAAAGGATTACAATATCCACGATTAAAATGGCTAAGAGGATATAGGTCCAATCACCCATTTCCGTATAGTCAGTAATGTCACCCAAAAGCATTCTATTTATCCTTTAAAAAATATATCCATATCCAGAAGTTTTTGATCGTATACCGTATTTCTGGTTAAAATTCACAAGTTGCTTTCGCGCGGCATTAATGCGACTGCGATAAAGTTGTGCGTTTTGCTGTTTTGCTTTGCGTGTTCTCAGGAAGTTTGGAAGAATAGAAGATTTGACACGAGTTTTCACAAGTGTTTTGTATTGATCTTCTAGGATGGCTCGCTTCTGTAAAATTTCTTGTTTCTTCTTTTCTTTTCTTGTTCGTTGACCAAGAATGGAAGGACCAGCTCCAAGATTCACAGGTGTTTCTGTTGTTTGCATAGAAGGAGTTGGAAAATATTCAGGAATGACAGTTTCAGCAATGGCATCTTTTCGTAAGGTGAGTTTGGAGAGAAGAGTCTGTAAATCTTTCGGAGTCTGCACAGTAGCGGAAGTGAATTCATCCTTTTGGAGTTGAATTAATTGTCTCCAATTCTCTTGATCTGCTGCAGTAAAGTTGGATGCAAGTTCATATGGATTTGCTCCTCCTTCATAATCTGTATCAAAGACCAACTTCTTTGCCTTTTCAACAGCAGATTGTATCTTTCTTCCTCTTGTTATATTGTTGTTTGTTTCGTTTGCGTCACGATAGATAGAATAGAATTCTAAGAATTTTGTATACTGTAAAAAGCAAAAGACAAGTTTTTCCTGTGGCGACAATCTTCGATAAAGGTTTGTGTTCACAGATCCATAATTTGCCAACCAATATTGATATAAATTGTTACGAATATAATACATTGTCTTTGGATCCATCACATAGACCTTTCGTCTTACAAAGGCATTCTGAATCAAGGGTCTTGTGGATAATTCTTTCATATTGATGACATTTCTACCCCGCTGAAAGAAGGCTGGATCAAGAAGAATAAATCTATCTTGTGTGATACTTGGATCTGTGAGAGCAGTGGGTGTTGCTAAGACAATTGGTTTTTGATACGAAAAGTGTAGAAGTTCAGGGGCTTCTCTTTCCAAAGTGCTCTTCAAGACAGGTTCTATTTCTACAATACCCTTCTGTCGGAAGGCATCCAATAAAAAGGAGATTGTTGGCAAACGCTTTGCATTTAACGTAATTGGACCACCACTCATTGTGACACGAGAAGGAAAGAACTCAGGTTTCACAACAATATACGAAACAGGATAGGTGAGTCCCTTATTTGATTCAAATTGTTCTTTCATTGCTGGAGTGAATACACTAATACAATAATCGTCACTGAGTGATGATGCTGCTTCATCCATGTTTGTGTTTTCACAAATATTCACCATGAAATTTGATTTGTATTTGAGTTCTTTCGGTGAACTTTCAATAGTTGCAATAAAACGATCGAGACTCTTTGCAACTGGAAAGGCGCGTCGTTCATACGGAGTGCCTTTGTTTAAGAAACGATCAGGTCTATATTCTTCCCAATCAGACAGTTCTTTTTGGAATTGAACAGGATTTGCATGGAAGATGTTTGTTACAATCGCATCTTCTTCCATTCCATCTTGTTTTGCCCGTAAGAGTGTCTGCTTCACTTCATTCTCTTGTTCCGGTGTTACAAATCGTTGTTCTTTAGGAGGTTCTAAACCCTTTAATTTATGATAAAAAAACACATAATCACGTCGTAAAGCATCCAAATAGGCTTCATTCTTAATATTGATTCGTCTTGTTTGCCGAACAGGTTCAGGTGCTACCTTACTCCCTCGAAAAAAGGAGCGCACTCTGTTGAATATTCCTGATCCTTTTTGCGTTTGACGCCGAACCATCTTCTATTCTACCAGAGTAAATTATGGATGAGTCGTCTCTCAAGAGTTGGTATTGCTATTGTTTACAATCAGATTCCAAAACAACCTATATTGGATCTACTGTAAATCCTGATCGTAGACTTCGTCAACATAACAGGGAATTAACAGGGGGTGCCAAAGCGACAGGAAGAGGAACAGGATGGAAACGAATTTGCTGTGTGACAGGTTTTCCGGATGAACGAGCAGCTTTACAGTTTGAATGGAAATGGAAACAGGTTTCGAAACAAAAGACAGGTAGTCCTTTGGAAAAACGATTGAAAGCATTGGAAACCCTGTTAAATGCAGAACAAACAACAAAGACATCCCAGCCCTTTTCCACTTATGAACATCCTTTGTGCCTGTTTTTGGAAGATGAATCCTGTCATTTTTTAAAAGAGAAAGAGTTTCGGTATGCTGTTGTGGATTAAAGAAATAGATAAAAAAAGACTGTAGAATGAAACCATCTGATTCAACAAATTCTTTAACAGAACTCACAGGAAAAGACGAATGTTTCATTTGTTTACAGGTGGAAAATGAGAAAGAAGAGCCACTTGTCAGTAGTAAACTACTCCGAACATGTGGTTGTAAATTTTTTGTGCATCCTGCTTGTTGGAATATCTGGATCAAAGACAAATCTGATTACGATTGTCCAATTTGCAGAAAAGACAGTGTTTTACGCATTCATATTCCACCGAATCCTGTCTTTTATGTGCAAGGTGTGCGAGAAGAACGCAGATATCGCTATCATTGTTCATCTCTCCAATGTGCTTGTATGATTCTTATTCTTCTTTTTGCAGCTTCTATTATCTTTGCTCTAGCGTATAGAAACTAGTTTTATTTGATAATACTCAATCTCTTTGTTTCCTAAAGGCACTAAGCGAACAGAAGTAACTCTATACATTCCTAAAAAGATGACCATACCTGTTTTCACTTTCACTAAGACAGCAACTGGATTCTTTGTATACAAACTTCTATAAAAAAGTTGTTGATCCATTGCTTCCTGTGATTTGACAGGTTGTCCTGGTGAGCCTTTCAATCCTTTCCCGACATAATAGACAGTTTTTAAATTTGGAGACAGCCTGTCTAAACTTTTTGGATTGACTGTCAATTTGATAGATGATAAGCCTGTTTGTGGAGAGCCAATGGTTCCCCGTTGCCAAGATCCAGGCAACTGTAAGGTTTCATGAGCCTCTTTGTATGAATGAAAATACTGCATTCTACTAAAGAAATAGAACTAGAATAGTTTAGATGGAAACGATTCTTGTTCTATATATACTAAATGGTGCTGCAGTTACTGTGCTACGAATGAGACAGATTGAACTGATTCGGAGATGGAAAGAGGGAACATTGTCTTATGAAATTCTGTTGGCCTGTAAGAAAAAGAGCCTGTTGGATGTTCGGAAGTTGAATCCAGCAGTTACGTTGGCAAAGAAACCAACTCTTTACAAGAAAGAGGAATAGAGATTAGTTAATTCGTTTCACAAAGACCTGTGACTGAGCCTCTCCTTTGTTTTCTATTCTTTTTGAATATCCTGACAGAAAAGCATCAATTCCTTTTTGTGTTAGATCAGGGCCACCCCACCCATAATCATCAAAAATCATATAGCCACCTATTTTGAGTTTTCGGAAAGAAAGAACTGCATCTTCCAAAACATATTCAGGTTCATGATTTCCATCAATATAAATAATATCAAACATTTCATCCTCAAAGCTTGGAATTTTTTCATGAGAGAATCCCCGATGAACAACAACTTTTTGTTTTTCAGGGAATGCCTCTAGATTTTTTTGAAATGTCTTGTAAATTGTATCTTGCTCATTCTTGTATTCGGGATACTCTTGATAATCAATCCAGGGATCAATACAGTGTAATTGACTTTCTTTGTGAGATCCGTATGACTCTGCTACAGAAAAGAGGTTGGCGCCATAAAATGTTCCAATTTCCAAATAAGTAATTGGTTTTGTTTCATAGGTAGAGCGATCTAGGAAAGAAAACCAATTGTCAGCTAAGCGATATTTCACTCCTTCAAACTGTTGAAATTGCATTCTATTTAATTTTTTCTTTTTCTTGTCAATCTTCTTCCGTGCCTTCCTTTTCTTGTTTTTCTTGCTCTTCGTGTTTTTGGACTATTCGTGTAAGTCTCATTAAAGAGTTCGGGACTTTTTGATCGGAGAGCTTCTTTGGCAAGTTCAAATTGAGAAGGAACGCGTTTTTTGAAAGGTTTGAAAGCGCTTTGTGTTTGTGTAGTAGCATATTTCTTATTAAAGGCACTTGCATTTTCTAGACGCAATGCTTGTAATGCGTTTGCGTATTGACTTGGCATTTCTATTTATTGGAAAGAAAATAGTTCAAATAAATAGAAAAATGTCCTTTGATATAAACAATCATATACATGCAAATGGACTGTGTGTAATAGTAAATATTAATTTATCAACAACTGAATTTTCTATACCAGAGACTGTAGTATCTTTATTTATCACAAATGCAAAATTGTCGAAACTTCCTCCACTTCCAAAGAATCTGCGCGTGTTAGATTGTGGTTATAATAATCTAAAAACACTTCCTGATTTGCCTGATACATTGGTTGTGCTATCTTGCAGTAAGAATCAATTGGTTACACTTCCGGTTCTACCAAAGAATCTATATAAGCTATCATGTCATTCAAATAATCTAGAAAGACTTCCTTCACTTCCATCAAACTTAAGGGGTTTGTATTGTAGTTCCAATGCTTTGAAACAGCTCCCACCTCTCCCACAACAGCTTGAAGTGATAATTTGCGATGATAACAACCTCACGCGTCTGCCAGATCTTCCAATGTCAGTGAAGCGGATAGATTTTGAAGAAAATCCGCTTGAAGAACCTTATGCAAAATTATATGAAAAATATATGGCTGGAATTATAACGTTCAATGCATTGCGAAGATCTATCTTGGAAATTTCCTTAAAAAATATCCAATCCTTTCAAAATATCTTTCATATTCATCCTCGCCAATGGACTGCAGAAGAAACAAGCGTTGTAGATCCTACGAAATTTACAGGAAACAATCTTCAAAGGGAACTCCAGAGAGAAGCCTTTGGAAAACAGTTAGAAGGAAGTAGTCTGAACAGTGTCATTGCAAGCTATTTTACAGGAAAAGAGAAAGAAGCAAGAGGACATCAAATTGGTAATCTCCAAGAAGCCATTCAAAAAACAAGAAGACAGAATCTGATAAAGAATCTTGCAAAGAAAAAGCAAAACTACAATCGCTCAACAAATACTAACAAGCCAAATCAGTTTTATCAAAGTCTGTTGAAAGGAGGGAAAACTCGCAAAAGAAAACAGAAAAGATCTTCAAGAAAAGACCTCTAAAGAGTCCTCTTGTATCTGTAACATCTTATATTTTGGTTTTATAAACTTCGTTTTAGTTAATGATTTCTTCCCTCTTGCTATTTCTATTTCTCCATGACACATGCGACTCTTACAATAGATACAGAAGGGTGTTCCAGAAGACGAATACTTTTGGCACTTCTTCAATCCTTCTTCTGTTTGAACGTTTTTGAGTGTGCGTGACATTGCTTCTTCTATTCAAGACAAATAGAAGTAATTCAATTTTATTTATTCTATATTTCTTCTGTCTTACAGAATCAATATAGTATTTACAAATTACTTATCCGTTAGTTACATACGACAATCAACAATACAAAACAACCAGAACCAAACAGTGTATCTTTCCAGATACAGGCTGCTTAGTTGGAGTAGGCAAGACCACCCATACCAGACATCACACGGAGAACGTTGTAGTTGGTAGCATACACGTAGACAGTGGAGGTGTTGGTAGTTCCGACGGCATTGTTGGAGACAGTCAACAACAAAGTGGTGTTATCAATACGAGACAAGTTGCAAGTTCCAGAGGGCTGGTGGTTCTCAGGCTGGAGAGCGAACGAGTAGACGTTGATACCGACGGCAGGGATGTTGGTGTGGTGTTGGTAAGGCTGGACTTCGTTGAAGTAGCGACCCTCACGCACAGAGAAACGATCGTGACCGTTGAGCTGGATCAAGGCAGTGATCACAGGGTTGCGACCAGCCATACCCTCGACACGAGTGACGGAGTAGCCAGACTCGAGGACAGAGCGGTCCCACCAGTCAGAGAAGTTGAAAGGCTGCTGACCCTTCCAGGGGTTGGTGATGAGGGGATCGCAGCTGACGAAGGAGTCACGCTGGACAACCCACACAAGCTCCTTACAAGGGTGGTTGAAGTTCAACTTGAGCTTGTTGGAGGAGGAAGTGATGGACTCACCGCCAGTGAACTGGAGGACGTCAATCAAATACTCGTGGGAGACCTGGGCGAACTTACGACGCTCATCAGTATCGAGGTAGATGTAATCAATGTAGAGAGAAGCGGCGACCAAGTTGGCAGCTGCAACACGATCACGGATTACATTGATGTTGGAGTTCTGGGGAGCAATATCGAACTCGAGGTTGCGGATATCGTTGAAGGTCAAGTTGATACGAACTTCGTGGTATTGGAGGGCAATCAAAGGCAATGCCAAACCAGGGTTGCGGCAGAACCAGAACTGGAGGGGGATGTAGAGAGTGTATTCAGGAGAGCAGTTCTGCACTTCGTTGGAAGTGTTGGGCTCACCAGATACGCAGTCATCATCGCAAGTCTCACCACCCTGAACGAGGAGGTTAGTCAACTGAGGGACGTTACCTACCATCTTGGCATAACCGGCTTGCTTACCAGGCTCCTGAGTGAGCTCATTCCAGATGTGGAGCCACTGACCATAGTGCTTATCGATGCGCTGACCACCGATTTGGAGTTCTACCTCCTTGACTAAGTTGTGACCAACCCAGTTCAACCAACGGAACTGAGCACCAGAACCGTCAGAAGCCAAGAGCTGCACCTTAGGTAAGGTGGCCTGGAGATACATGCGGTAGATCAAGTCACCATTACGTTGAATGGTAACAGTCACCTGCTTACCGAAACCAGGGGATCCATTGAAAGGGTTCTCAATGGACTCCATGGCGAAGTTCGTGTGACGACGGTATACAACCTTGAAGAAGGTAATCTGGGGGTTACCAGTTAAGTAAACATCTTGTGCACCATAGGTCC